TTGGAGGCTTATTGATAACTGTTTCCGTTTCTGATTTCATTAAACTTAATACTGATGGATATGGCAAATATTCAACATTAGGAAATGATAAAAAGTACCTTAAATTAGTTAAATCAGAAAACTATAAGGCTTATGATGATTTTCTTGAGGAATATCGTCCTGCTCAAACTCCTTGGGTTGTTTCAGATGCTTCTATTAATGGAGAAGGTGGTGAGGTTGTTGCAACAATGCATAAGTTGTTCAAATTCATAACTATTTCTGATGGAGATGCATCAAATTTCCAAGTAAAAGTTTCAATTCAGAATATTCGTCCTGATGAGGGAACATTTGATGTTGTTGTTCGTGATTTCAATGATACGGATGCCGGACAGTTAGTTCTTGAAAAATTCTCGAAGTGTAACCTTGTGGAAGGCGATTCAAATTATATTGCTTATAAGATTGGTACATCTGATGGCGGATATGCTTCTAAGTCTAAGTATATTACAGTCGAAATGGCTGATAGTGAGGATTTGTCAAAATCAATCCCTGCTGGATTCCTTGGCTATCCTATGCCTAAATATGGCGAAAATCGTAACGGATTTGAGTTCAAATATAATACTACTTTCAATACCGGAATTAAACCTAAGAGACAGTTCTTCGGAGTATCTGATATAGTTGGAATTGATGAGGATATTTTCAAATATAAGGGACGTTTGTTCTACACTAATGGGGATTCCGACCCGGATATGATTTGTAATGGATTCCATATGGATTCGGCTCTTAATAAAGCAATAAACGGCGGTTCTGTATATGTTGATGGTATTCCATACAAGAATTGGACTACAGTATCTGAAGAAAAAGTAGGGTCAGAAAAATATGCACCACGACTTTTGAATATCCCATATATTGATGAGACTATTTACAAAGATGTTAATCTCCGTAAATTCACAATGTGCTTCTATGGCGGTTTTGATGGATGGGATGTAAACCGTGATTCTCGTACAAATATAGATAAATTTAAGGCAAGTAAATATAATGTGGATGGTTCAACAGTATTTTCTCATGTAAGTGAGAATGGACTTAATACTTCTCTTAATCTTCCTTCAACGGCGATTACAACGGATTATTATGCTTATCTTGCGGGATATAGGAAGTTTGCAAATCCGGAGGATGTTGATATTAACTTGTTTGCTACTCCAGGAATTGATTGGTATCATAATACTCTTCTTACTGAAGATGCCCTTGATGTCATTGAGGATTCAGAAGACGGACGTGGTGGAGATGCTCTTTACATTATGAATGCCCCAACGGGAGATTATGACCCGTCAGAACTTGCAACATTATTTGAGGATACAGATATTAATTCATCATATGCTTGTACATATGCCCCTTGGGTAATGTATCTTGATTCAAGCAACAAGCGTTATCTTAAACTTCCAGTAACAAAGGATGTAGTAAGAAATATGGCTGCTACTGACAACAATTCATATCCATGGTTTGCCCCTGCGGGTATCGAGCGTGGTGATGTTAAGTGTGTTAAGGCTGATTATAAGACAACACTTGCTCAAGAAGATGAATTATATGAAGCCAGAATTAATCCAGTAAAGACATTTGCACAAGATGGTGTTAAGGTATGGGGAAACAAGACAGCATACAACGCAGAGACTCCGCTTAACAGAATTAATGTTCGCAGACTTATGATTCGTGTTAAGAAACTTGTTAAGGATGCCGCTTTGAAACTCATATTCGAACAATATGATGATACTCTTGAACAGCAGTTCAGAGGAATAGTTGACCCTATCTTGGCTGAGGTAAAATCAAATAGAGGAATTCATGATTATAGGATTATGACTGAAGTAACAGCGGAAACAAGAGACCAACACATCTTACCAGCAAAGATACTTATCAAGCCTGTACAATCACTTGAATTTATCAGCCTTTCATTTGTGGTTTATCCTGAAAGTGTTGAATTTGATGAAAACTAATTAAAAATTAAATAGTTATATAGTTAACGAAGTGGAATTATGAAAAATAGTTCCACTTTTTTATTGCATATAGGAACTATTTATTTATAAAACATTTTGAATAAAATGATGAGTTTTTTTAAAAGTTTGATTTTAAGCGTTGGAATTATCTTTATAGTATTTGGATGTGGTGGAACAAAGCATAGTTCAAATACAGTTTATGGTGAAACAATGAGAAATTCTTATGTGATGGAGAATGTTACGCAAAGACAGTTGGATTCAATTTGTGTGGCGGATACCTTGCCGAATATCAAGGAATGGACGGGTTCTATATTTGTGGATTTTGAGACAAGGCAAACGGTTGTCAAAAGGATTTGTATGAAGAGCAAAGAACCTAAACAGATTCTTTATGTGATAATTGGAGAGAAAGAGCCGTATAAGGTTGAAAGGAGAATAACAGAATAATCAGTTAGAAGATTATGGCAGAAAGAAATTTTGGATATATACCATCGGTTATTGATGGAACAGAGCGTGTTTTTTCGGCACCTAATGTGGCGGATTTACCAAAGGAATATAGTTTTAGGCCATATATGGCACCGGTTATAGACCAAGGTTATTTATCCATTTGTGTGCCTTGTTCAGTGTCGGCATATCTTAATTGGAAAGAGAATCTTAAAGATGGCAATCCCAAGGATAATAAAATTGCGTTGATGGACATTTATAACAGCAAGACAACAGAGGGTGAGGGAATGACATTTAAGGATGCATTGCATTATCTTAGGCACAATGGAGTTGAATCAAAAGAAGGGATTCTTTCTATCAATTCATATGGATTGGTTAGAAGCATAGTCGGATTGAAATATGCGTTGGTTTCAAATGGACCATGTGTAGGAGCATTGAAGGTTTATTCAGATTTACCAAATTTTTGGGACAGCAATACCGGAA